CCAGCAGACGCTTACGAAGACTCTAGGGCAAACCCTCTCGTAAGGAGGTACTTGTTATGGCTAACACGCATTTTTCAGGCCCGGTTCTGTTTTCAGCGGCGCGGCCTACTCTCGAAAACCTTAATATTGGTACGTGGCCCGATCAAACTCAGTTCATGGCTGATTTTACTGGTATTGTCTTGGATGCCACCAACGACTGGACCGTTGTAAAGGATTCCAGTGCTTCTGTGGCTTTACAGGCAGATGCATTGAATGGAGTAGTGGATCTCACTTCTCAGGCTACTACCGATAATGACGGAAGCTCTATTCAAGGAAATGAAATCTGGGGTCTTCCCTCAACAGCCGGTCAAAAGCTTTATTTTGAAGCTCGTTTCCAAATGTCTGATGCCGACCAAATGGACATGTACATTGGGTTGAGCGAGAATTTTGCGAGTAATCCAGAAAATGTTTTAACTGCAGCCAACAGAATTGGTTTCCGAATTACTGATGGAGATGCAACACCTACTCTGATTACGGAATCCAGCGGCAGTGAGACTTCTACCACTGATTTGTCGTCAACCTATGATTTTTCTGATGCGACTAATGTTACGGTTAGTTTCGTAGCAACAAAGGGTACAAGTACCGACAATGTTAGGTTTTATATCAACCGGACTCTGGTAGGTACTCACGCCACCAATGTTCCTACGGCTAATCTGGCAGCAGCGGCGATGGAACTCTCTGGTAATGCTACTGGTACAAAGTCAATGAGTATTGACTACATTATGGTCGCACAAGATCGTGGTGTGAGTTACTAACTCAGGGGAGTAACTTAGATGGCTGATGTTTTTGTAGAAAAAGTCATCGAGGATGGCCCTCGTAACTTTGTCAAATCTTTTTCGTACACACATGTTGATACTGCACAATCTGCGGTTATGGCGATAGACGTTTCTGGATTATCCACTCTTCAAGATGGAACGGCTTGCACCGGAGTTCGTATTAAAAAAATATGGTTTAGTACGACAAATCTTGAATTAAACATTCTATGGGATGCCAGTACGGATGTATTAGCGGTAGTGCTGCCAACAGATTATCAAGGTAGTTTTGATTTCTCTTCCTTTGGTGGCTTAGTAAATAGTGCTACAAGTCCTACTGGAGATATTAGATTCACTACTGTGGGGGCTGCGGCTGGGGATGATTACACCGTGGTCCTCGAATGTATTAAAGAGTTCTAATGTCCGACGACCTTTCCCGGAAAAACGAGCTTGGGCTTGTCTCTATAAAAGGCGAGCTCAAGCTTCTTTCTCAAAAGATAGATGTTCTTAAAACAAATGACATCTATCATCTACAAAAATCCCTGGACACCATGAGTAGACGTTTATGGGCGATAGGGTTTTTGATATTAGGGCAAATTGTTGTAGCACTCCGCCTTACTGTGTGGGGTTAAGGAGTAAAGGATGGCAACTTCAGGATCGGTTGATTTCAACCTGGACATGGCTGAAATCACAGAGGAAGCCTTTGAAAGGTGTGGCTTAGAGCTACGCACGGGCTATGACTCTAGAACTGCCCGGAGATCGCTTAATCTTCTTTTTGCAGATTGGGCCAACCGGGGCCTAAACCTCTGGACAATTGAAGAAATTACACAGACTTTAGCCCAGTTATCAACGTCCTCTGCGGTAGCTACCTATCCCATTGGTGTTATCACCATGACAGTGGGAGATTCCAGTAGTTTTAGTGTTGGGGAAACGATAACAGGTGGCACCAGTGCGGTAACCGCTTCTATTATTACACTCCCTTCTTCCACTACCATGACCCTAACGGTTCCAAGTGGCAGTTTTACTGCTGCAGAAACCATTACTGGATCGTCCAGTGCAGCTACTACAACAGTCACGGCAGATCCAGGTTTAGCGGATGTTCAGGCCACGGTGGATGTCCTGGAAGCGGTAATTCGCAGAGACGGTGAGGATTTGGCTATAAACCGTATTGGGAGATCCAATTATCTAAATATCCCCAAGAAAACCACTCAATCTCGTCCTACACAGTTTTATGTCAATCGTCAGATAACTCCCACGATTACAGTGTGGCCTGTTCCCGAAAATTCCACCGATCAATTAATTTATTATCGCATAAAAAGGCTCGAGGACGCAGATGTGGCTACCAACAATGCCGACATTCCCTTCAGATTTCTGCCGTGCCTTGTGGCTGGGTTGTCTTATCATATTGCTCTTAAAAAGTCACCGACTCGGGTAGAGGCTCTGAAACTAATTTATGAAGAAGAGTTTGCCCGAGCCGCAGCCCAGGATATTGATCATGGGGTTCCTCTTCGTCTTGTTCCCACCGCACAATCTTTAAGGGTGTGACATGGCAAGATACGCAAGTGACAAACATGCTTTGGGCATCTCTGACATGTCTGGTAGATCCTATCGCCTCAGAGATATGAAACTAGAGTGGAACGGCTTTCTTGTTGGAAGAGACGAATTTGAAGCGAAACAACCTCAACTGACGCCACCAAAAGTCCTTGCTGATCCTCAATCCTTACGGATTAGTAGGCCCGACAGGGTGGAACCCCCAGTACAGGTTCTGCTCCAGTTTAATCCATTCCGGTCAGGAGATTCTGGATCGACAACTATTAATGTGTTGCAACCGGGACACGGCAGAAGCACAGGAGATACTGTTAGATTCCGTACTGTAGAGGCTTTTGATGGTTTTACGGAGAGTATGATTGAAAGTGCCGCTGGGTTTTCTATTACGAAAGTCGATGATGATAATTATACCTTTACAGCCAGTAGTGGGACCGCCACAAGCGGATCTGTCCGAGGTGGGGGCGGTTTTGCTTCTGCCGGCCCTGTAACAGTGAGTCCGTAGTATGGCTTTTACATTTGCAACACTTAAAACAGCAATTCAGGATTACACGGATAATTCAGAAACGACGTTTGACAATAATTTGACTCGATTCATCGTGAATACTGAAGAACGGATTCTTAAAGAATGCCAATTAGATGTGTTCAGAAGGAACTCTCAGGGGACTACGTCCGCTTCCACTAAATTTCTGTCCAAGCCAACAGATTTTCTCGCTCCTTTTTCTTTAAGTGTTGTAAACGATTCAAGCAACGAATTTCTGCTCTATAAACAAGTTACTTTTTTACAGGATTATACCCCCAATCCCGCTACTACTGGTGTGCCTCAATATTATGGGGATTGGAACGACGAAACCTTTTTATTGGCTCCTACTCCCAATGATGCTTTCACCATGGAACTTCATTATTTCTTCCGTCCCGAATCAATTACGGTCACTTCTGATGGCACTAGCTGGCTAGGGGATAATGCGCAATTAACCATGCTGTATGGGAGCCTGGTAGAGGCATATACCTTTATGAAGGGGGAACAAGATTTGTTGACGCTTTATAACAACCGCTACATGGAATCTCTCCAGGGACTCAAAAATCTTGGGGAAGCTCTACAGACTAAGGACCAGTACAGGTATGACCGCATAAGGAGGGAAAGTGCCTGATGTTCCAGGCGAACGGACAAGGAGATTTGGGGCAAGTTCAAGTTTTTACTTCAAATAATAGGGGTCATACTCCAGAACAGATCGCGGAAATGGCCATGAACAAGATCATGTTAGTTAGTGAAACAGCCCCTCCTCCCATACGGGATCAAGCGGTTGCGTATAGAAATAAAATGGAAGAGGTGCTAGTTTATTACTTGAGGAAGATGGCGCAAAGTGAGCGAACCACTATTTGGGCGTTGCTCAAGAAACAGGGCCATGCGGACATGGCCGAAATTATAAGGAGATTGTGAAATGGCTATTAATCAAGCCATGTGCGGTTCGTACAAGAAGGAAATTACCGTTGGTATCCATTTTTGGATGACTCATTCCCGTGGGGATAGCTCTTCTATAGCAGCGGATACTTTCAAAGTTGCGATGTTCACTTCAAGCCGGACAGATGCCAATGAGGATTTGACTGGTTACACTACTACAAATGAAGTGAGTGGGACGGCCTACACAGCGGGCGGGGAAGCCCTTGCCAGTGTTACCTTGGGGCTTTCTGATAACAGTTCTTCTGTACCAGCGGCTTTTTTGGATTTTGCGGATACGACTTGGTCCACTTCCACCATATCAAGTGCGAGGGTTGCCGTTATCTATAATTCAACTTTGAGTGCGGCTGGTACAGGGGGA